ATTGAGGCTAAGCGGGCCCCTGGAATGCCGAAGTTTACGCCTAAGCGCGGGCCGGTTGAGGAAGGCAAAGCGCTCGCGACTGAGCACTGGTTTGCGCAGATGGCACCGGCGATTAAAGGCATCCGGTGGCGAAGCAAGATTGATGAGCGCACGACGCCTGAATGCCGGGAGTTTAACCGGAAACGGTGGACTTACCCGGAGCTGCAACCGATCGGGCACGACATCGAATGGCCGGGTTTTCCGCCGATCTGGTACAACTGCCGCAGTCAGGCAACGCCCATCTATAAAAGCTTGGGCGCACGGATCCGAGCCAGTTGGGTGCCAGTCTTAAGAGCGTTAATCAAACGCGAAGTGGAACAAAAACATGAGTGTCATTGAAGCGATAGAGAAACGCGAAGACGTCAGCCCTGAAAGCGGCAAGAGCAAATACGGCGACGTAGATTTCGCCGACGAGAAGAACAAGAAATATCCGATTGATACGGAAGACCATATTCGAGCGGCTTGGAATTACATTAATAAGAGGGCGAATGCGGCCAAATATTCGGCTGACGATGTGGCTTCAATCAAGCGCAAGATTGTGTCGGCATGGAAAAAGAAGATCGATAAAGAAGGGCCACCTAGTGCAAGCGAGAATAGCGATAAGGCCGAGAGTTCATTGGTCGTTTCCGCGGCGGCGACGACTACCTTTGATGGCCAGGCTCCTGAAGCCATCGTTTACATGCCGCGCGGCGACTGGCGAATCAGCCCAAAAGTCAACGGCGAACCAAAAGAGATCACTGTAACGGTTGATCAGAACACAGCGGCGACGCTCCAGAGCGACTTTGAAAAGCGCCTGGCGCAACCAGTGCGACCGACAGGCGGATTCGATCATAAGCCTGGGAAAGCTTCCTTCATCCCGAGAGGGTTTACCTGGGATGAAGCCAAGGGAGTAATCCTTAACGTCGATTGGACACGCGCCGGCAAAGACGCAATCGAAGGCCGGGATTACTCCTACTTTAGCCCGACATTTCTGCTTAACAACGAAAAGGTGGCGGGCCTGACTGAGCGTGGCGAGATCGGCTCACTAACCAATAACCCGGCCTTTGAACAGATTGAGCGGATCGCAGCATCCAATGATCCGGATGATGAGAGCGATCCTGACGATTACCTTATGACCAAGCTATCAAACAAGTTGAGCGAATTTAACCTGATAACGGCTGAACAGGCCGAGGATGCCGAGGCGGTCGTACAGGCTGTCATGGCGATGCACACGGAGTTGGCGAGTGCACGGGCGAGTAACGCTGCGTTGCGCAATGAGAACACGGCACTCAAAGCTGAGAGCGAACGGATCAAGGCAAAGGAAGCCGATTCGATTATTGAGGCGGCAATCGCTGAGGGCAGAATACCCGGTAAGGACACCAAGCTCCTCGGTTATTGGAGAGCGCAGTTGATTGCACAGCCTGAGACGGTCAAGGAAGTGATTGCCAGTTTGCCGGCTAATGCAGCACTTAAACCAATTATCGAAGTCAAGGCGGGGGATTCAAAGGCCGGGATCAGTCGCCAGATGGGTGATTTGGTCGGGCGTCAACAGCGCGCGGTCAGCGAAGTGCGAGCGGCGAACCCGAACATGAATTACGTCACAGCTTTTAATAAAGCCAAGGAAGAGCGCCCAGATTTATTTCCGGCAGAACTTTAACAAGCAAGCAATTGAAAGAATAGCAAAATGGCAACGGTAGGAACAGTAACCAGGCATCCGGCGGTCGTGCAGATCTCGGTGCCTTCTAACTCGACGATTACGCGCGGGATGGGTGTTTTTATTGACAGCGGCACCAAGCTTGCGCGTGTTCCAGGAGCAAATACGGAAAACGTGTACGGCATCGCAACGATGGACGCCGATACGGACATGCTTTATGTCAGCGTGGCGGCGGGCCGCGGCGGGTTCACGGTGCAGATCAAACCTTCGAGTGCAGTCACTTTCGCGATTGGTGACCCGGTCTATTACAACAGTACGGCGCTGGACGGCAGCTTTACCAATGTAGCTGGGACCAATCTCGGAGCGGTCAAGCTGGGCTGGATTGTGGACAAGAACGTGGACGCCTACGGTTTGGTGGAAATGGCTTTTGTGTCGGCATAAGGAGAAATGATTTATGGCAGCTAAAGACCATGTACAGTTACTGACCTTCAGTCAGGGCGTTGTTGCGGACTGGGAACGCGAGCATCAGATCGGGCCATTTATGGCACCGGAAGTCGTTGTGGGCGGTGGAATTTATCACTATCACGATTACGGCAAAGGGAACGCTTTTTCGCGGCTCGACATGCGGCGGGCAATCGGCGGCCCGGCCAGAGAATTAGCGCTCGGCATGAGCGATTTGAGCGCGATCAATAAAGAATACGCGCTTGAGACGAGTATTGATGATCAGGAACGCGAACTGCATCCGGTCGATATCGGCGTGCTGGAACAGCGCAAGATTACGGATTTAGTGAATACGGCGATGGTCAATAATTTGTATTTGACGCTTGACCTAATGCGGACGCTGACAGCGAGCGGATCGATCGGGACGGGTGGCGCCTGGAGTAATACGGCCAATGATCCGGTAAACGATATCAATCTGGCTTGCAAAAATATTGCCGACAATTACGGCGTTTTGCCCAACCGGATTTATTTTGATTCGGGAGCTTGGCTTAAATACATCAATAATCCTTTGGTGCGCGGTCGGTTCCAAGGTGTCTTGATTCAGGCAGTCACACCAGCCAATGCGGCGACGATGTGGAATATTCCCTTGGATTGCCGTGTGAACCAAGGTGCATTGTACGAAGGAGTGGCTACCGGAAACGATTGCTGCATTTTTTTTGGGCAAGACAGCCCAAGCCAGTTCGACACGACTTTCATGAAGACATTTGTCAATGTCGCCGGCAGGTTTACTCGGGTGCGGAGTTATCGGCACGAGCAGACTTCTAGCGACCGCTATAAACTAAGCTGGTTTCAGAATATTGCTTTGACGGGACAAACGACAGCGATTCGCTTTGCGGTTACTTAGTACTAAGTACCAACCATCGAGAAAAGGAGCGCTTAAAGATGGCTGAAGCAAAACCTGATTTTCCAGGTGATCATTATGGGCAGCTTTCTGCGGAAGGCGAATGGGTTTGGAACGGCACTGGTCGCCCGGATGATGACTGGATTCCGGCCCAGCCGTCCCAGCAAGACGTGGTCCAGCCGCTGGTTAAACCGGCAGTGCTTAAGCATCATGCCTGGTGCATGGATAAGGCCAGCATGGCGTTTACGACGGATCTGAGCGCGTACCCTGGCCTGACTTATGCCCAGATCCTGATCTATCCGACTGCGGAACTAGTGAGGAAATTCGGACTTACTTAAAGTAATGGCGTGGGTTGCATTATCAGTTACCGATATTGAGAACAGCCTGACTGAGGCTGAGCAGAGCGGCATCTCTTCACCAGCGGCTGAAGCTGATCTGACGGTGATCGTGCAATCGGTCACCGGTTTGATTCGTGGTAAGGTTAACGCCAATAAACGCAATCAAGGTCATCTTGGGCCGGCAGGGACGATTCCGGATGAGCTCTACGCAGCAGCGATTTCGATTGCGCGCTTTAAATATCTGACACATCTGCCGGGTACCCAGCTGATCACGCAGGATCGGCGCGCGGACAAGGATGAGGCGATTCAGCAATTGGCCGATGTGGCAAGCGGAGATTTGGTGATTGTCCGCGGTGACGATGTGAGCGGGCAGACGCCGCAGGTTGAGGTGGGTAGCGGGTGGAGCGGGGCTAACCTGCAGGGACCATATCCCTGGCTGTACGGTGTTATGGGCACCGAACCGGACTGGTACTGGTAAGGAGGAACTCTATGCCTGAGCTAACACCATTTACTAATGCACCGGCTGTGACGGATCCACCGACCGGCAGCCTGCAAAAGATTAACGCGCTCTATTACCAGAATACACCGGGCGCGCTAGCTGTTTATGCGCCGCAGGTGACCGATGACGTCACAACTTCCCTGCAAAAGATCAACGCTCTAGTGGCTCAGGCCGGCGGAGGCGGTGGGACAGTGCCGGGGTTCGTGACCAAGAGCGCTGCTTATACCCTGACCGGCGCCGATAGTGGCAAGGATTTTATCTGTAGCGGGGGCTCTTGGGTGCTGACCTTGCCTGCGCCGGCAGCCGGATTGTGGTTTCAGATACGCAACGATCAAGGGATTAGCGGAACAACCGGTACCATCACCCTTACTCCGAGCGGAGGAACAATTGATGGCGCGGCTTCGTCAGCGCTTTTGCCGCAGCAGGAGTGCACGCTTTTTACCGATGGCACCAATTGGCGCACATTTGGACTCAAGCGCGAGGTGATCCTTGGAACGCAAGATATCATTGTTTCAACTGCTCAAGGGGTAATTCTTTTACCTCTTGGATACCGGTATTTCGACTTGGATTGGGAAGGCGTCTTGCCCGTAACAAATGCAAGTTATTTGCTCGTGTCGCTTTCGATGGATGGCGGTACCACGTGGCTAACCGGAGCTGGGACTTACGGTTACAACCAGATTTATAATAGTTCCGCCGCTGCTCTCGCTACCGCCGGAGGGTCTACTACTGGGATTAATACAGCTGCGACACTGGGAAATCCTGCAACCCAAGGCGGTTCACATCGGATGCGCTTGTACCCTGGCAGTACCACCATGATGCCGCGCTGGTCAATTCAGTCAGGTGGTTACTCGACTTTTGAAGGACAAGTGCTAGCGAGCGGTTTTTACGGCGGCACCCTAACTGGACCGGTAAATGCCTTAAAATACGCGATGAACGCTGGGAATATCGCCAATTCATTTCTCACCGTGAAAGGAATTGTCTGAACGGGGATGATCACGCTGCTAATCCAATGGCTGATCCTGGTGATCGTGGTCTGTCTTCTGTATTGGGTGGTAAGCCAGTTTGCGCCGGCACCGATCATGAAGGTCGTGCTAGTGGTTTGCGTGGTGATCATTGTTTTAAGCCTGCTGTGGTTACTGTTGCCGCTGGCGCATTTGGGTGCGTTTCCTCCGTCGCGATGAACATATGCAAATCGTCATCAAAATTAATTTGAGCCCGGAGTTCCAGGCGCAGATGCAAAAGATGGGTGCTCTGCCGCAGGACGCTTTGCCTGTTGGAGGTGAAGCGGTCTACGAGTATCTCAAGGATTATCACAGCCAGATGGATTGGAAAGGGCCGCGCTGGATGCCGGGGCCGGCTAGTGGCGAGTTCGCGCAAAATGTTGTCAACGGTTGGCAGAAGCCGACGATCAGCGGCAGCACGGTCGTCATCCGTAACACGTTCGGGTTGCTCGATTGGAAGATTAAAGGCGGCACGATCAGCATCAGGCGCGCCCAATGGCTGACTATCCCGGTGATCCCGGCCGCCAGGGGCTTAAGCGCGGCTGAGTACCGGGCGGCGACCGGCGATGTGCTATTCATAGCAGGGCGCGCGCTTTGTCACCGGATCGGCAAAAAGATCGAAGCCGTTTATGCGCTGACTAAGGTGGTAACCCAGTTTCCGACCAAAAACGCGATGCCGACTAATGACCAGCTCAAAGGCGTCTTTGTCGGCGCGGTGCTGGAGCTTGTGCGGCGCGAAACGGTTAGAGCGGCATGATTACGATCAGTACAACGCTGATGTCGTTACAGGATAGCGCTGCGGCGCTCCTTGCGGCTGACGATTTCTTTAACGGTCATGCGAGCGCTAACGGTAAAGCTGTGCCGATTGTTACTGAAAAGAAAGCCGAGATCATCACCCAGATTGAGACAGCTCTCGCCAGCGTCGGTATATGTGTGCTGATTCTTACGCCGACGTTTGAGTTTCATAACAACTTGATTGCCGACCCTAATGGTTGGGCCTATCTGACAATGACCGTTTACGAAGATACGCCGGTTAATCAAGGTAACGGCGGCACAGGGATTAACGCGATTGCATTGGCTGAACGGATAGGCCGCATATTCCCAGGCACACCACATGGCGTTCTGACTGGCCCCGTTGGCGGCAATGAAGCGAGCACTTGTTTCCTAGGTATCCCGCGACCGATTGAGATGATTTCCGAGGGGCCGCCGCTCCAATACAACGTCAGTTTCCAGGCCCATGTTCAACTTAACGCAACCTATCAATAAAATTAATTTATGCCTAATGGAGAAGTAACACCCTTGGTTACTACGCCGCCCATCAGCAGCGTGAATAAATTTCCGGCGAGCAGCCCTTACACTTTCGGCTCGACCAACGAGACCGGCATCGCCGTCGATACTTATGAGCAGAACGATACTTGCGATAAGTACGAGCAGAAAAACGAGATTGGTAACGTGATTGAAGTTGTTACCCACAACATGCGCAGTGAGATCACATGCAGCGGCGAAATCTCTGCCACAATGGCTTCGATTGTCGGCCAGATCTGGACACCGACCAATCTGATTCTGCAGCAGTACGGTGGCACTTCGACCGGTGTGGCGATTGTTTCTAGTGTTACCAATTCAAAAGGCCGAGCGAAAAACATGTCGGTCCGGATTGCGGCAACGTTCTATCCGCTGGTAACAGCTTAAGCCCAATGGACTTTGTGCATGGGACAGCCGCGCCTGAGACCATGCAGCAACAGGCGCTTAAAACCACTGACCCGCAGGTGGCGGCGGTCTTAATGGTTTTTGGCGCTAAGCTTTGCGAGGAATGTTCTGTCACCTGGCTTTACGTCCATGAATCGCGAGAAAGTTTTTTGCGAAACGTTGAGGACAAGACTCAGTGCGAGCCGGAAAAGAAACGAATTTTCAATTTTGAAAACGGAACGATTCCAGCGACTGAGATAATTAAAGCAATCGGAACAGATCTGGAATCGATCCAGGCTGAATTAGAGATGCTTTTGGCCCAGTTGGATAAAGGCTTAGCTAATCAATTGCGTGATTGCGTTTCTAAATTGATCGCTCGCTCATGCAAAGAGGCATTAGTTAAGCGCAATGAAATAGCCCATCGGATTGAAGCGATGCCTGAGAGCGCGAAATGGGATTACATCAAGGGCTTTGGGAAACGCTTTGTTCAGATGGGCAAGATCTCCAGTCCTGAGCTTCGAGCGCATTTTTTAGAGAAGTTATGACAGAGGAAGAAATTGATCTGACGACCGATGAAGCGTTGATGTCGTCGCTGGCAGAACACCGGCTTGAAGGGGAGTTGAAATTGCAACCATATA